CATCTAGATTTATGGGTAATGATAGAACCTTTTTAATTGATCCAGAATTTGCATCAATCTGCACACTCAACGGACGCAACTTTGCAGAAAACGAAATTGCTCCAACTGGTGACGCAGAGAAGTTTCAAATTGTTACTGAATGGTCATTAAAGGTTTTAGCTCCAAAAGCCCATGCTATGGTGCTAGACCTAAGTGGTTCTTAATACAACGAAGGGGGGGGTAACACCCCCTCTTTTACAGGTGATATATGAGACAACCTATTAAATATACTAATGACAAAAAAGTAGAATTAGTTACAGATACAGATGGCTCACGCAGAATTGTGGAGAGTCAGACGTTTGATCCTTTATTAAAATTAAATAAACATATGTCTGATGATTGGCGGAAAGGTCAGTTAATTGGTTCTCAAAAACATATAGCTCATGTAGCTGAAATACCAAATATCATTTATAATGAGCTAGTACAAAAGTTCGGAAGACCTAACGAAAATCCGAAGGCTTGGAGACAATGGTTAAATGATAATCAGAACAGAGTTTTTAGAACAGGTGGCGGTTATATATGAGTATTACAAACTATACACAACTCAAAAGCACGATTGCTGATTTTTTAGCGAGAGATGATTTAACTTCACAGATACCAACCTTTATTCAGCTTGCCGAAGGTAGGATGAGCAGAGAGTTAGAAACAAGAGAGCAAGAAAAAAGAGCTACAGCCAATTTAACTGCCAACGACCAGTATATTACGCTTCCAAGTGATTTCAGGGAAGTTCGGGAAGTTAAACTTAACATTAATCCAGTCAAAGTATTAACGTATCATAGTCCGACTAATTTGGATCAAACTTACGGAACAAATGGCACAGGCAAACCACAGGGTTTTAGTATTGTTGGGGCTGAGTTAAAAGTAAGACCTATTCCTGACAGTGCATATCAAATGGAAATTATTTATATTGGTACATTACCAACTATTTCGGACAGCGTTACACCAATCTTATTTAGTCGCTCACCAGAACTATATTTATATGGGGCTTTGTCGGAAGCATACATTTATTTACTAGACGAACAGAGAGCGTCAGTCTATGACCAGAAGTTTAGTAGAGGTTTAGAAGAGGTTAAAGTTGACGAACAAAGAAGTCACTATGGTACAGGAAGTTTACAGATAAAATCTGTATATTCCAGACAAGATTCGTTGGTGGGTTAGGAGTAAAAAATGGCTACATTAAACTCTGCAACAAATTATTTGGAGCATAACCTATTAAATTTTATTTTTAAAAATAACTCAAATTCTTTTGCTACTCTTGGTAACAGTATCTATGTAGGCTTGGCTACAGCTGTTGCAAACGCAGAGACTGGAAGTTTAACAGAAGCTACTTTTGGAAGTTACGCGAGACAACAGGTTAATGCTTCAAATTGGACACTCACAGCTAGTAATGTAGACTCACAAGTTTGTAACAACACTGCAAATATAGAATGGCCTACCTCAAGTGGCACAAATAATACTGTCACTCATGTATTTTTGGCTGATGCACTAACGGGTGGCAATATTTTATTTGTTGGGCAATTGGATTCTCCGCGCACAATTCAACAAGGAGATATATTTAGAATAAATGCAACCAACTTGTCTTTTGAGTTGAAGTAATGGCGTTAGTTTTAGCTGATAGAGTTAAAGAGACAAGCACCACCACGGGTACAATTACTTACGTTTTGGCTGGTGCTGTTGATGGATTTGAATCTTTTGCGTCAATTGGAGACGGTAACACTACCTACTATGCCTGTATTTTCGGTTCTGATTTTGAGGTGGGTATAGGCACATATACTGCTTCTGGAACTACCTTAGCTCGAACTACGATACTACAGTCTAGTAACTCCGATAACGCTGTTGATTGGGGTGCTGGTACAAAAACATTGTTTTGCACTCAACCAGCTGAAAAAGCAGTTTTTCTTGATAGTGATGGTAATATAGCCGCATTTAACGGAAGCAATCTTACTAATGTAAATGCCACTCAATTAAATGGGCAACAAGCAAGTCATTATTTAGATTACGGTAATTTCACGAACACGCCAACAATACCAACAAATAACAATCAGCTCACAAATGGTGCTGGATATATCACATCTGTTCCAGCACAGTCATTCGCATCACTCACAGGAAAACCAACAACGATTTCTGGTTATGGTATCACAGATGCTTTTGATGGTGCGTATGGATCTCTAACTGGTACGCCTTCGATTCCTACTAATAACAATGAGTTAACAAATGGTGCTGGATATATTACGAGTACAGTAACAGGTGACCTGACTCTAACATCAACTGCAAATGATGGGGGGGTTTTAAAGTTAGTAAGTGATGACCCTACGGATGCTACTGATTTTGGAACTGAAGGACAAATACAGTTTTTTGCTGAGAATAGTGCAAGTGAATCTACTCAATATTATTCGCTTCAAATGAGAACAGCAGACATTACAGATGGCACAGAAGATGGTTGGTTATATTTAAATTCAATCGCTGGTGGAACATTAGCCACTGCAAATGCTTTTGGAAGTGACGGTACTTTTTACCTACTTGGTAATGGTAATGCGTCTAACGCAGTTATAAAATGGTTTCAAACTAGGGGAACAACTTTTAATGTTACGTTAACACTGTCTACACCATCAACAAACCGCACCATTACCTTACCAGATGCCTCTGGCACTGTTCTTACAACAGGGAACTCAGATGCACCTACGACAACAACTTCTAGTGGTGATGCTGACTTCGTTTTAATTGATGACGGTGGGGTAATGAAAAAAATTACACCTACTGATTTAGGTGTTGGTGGTGGCGGTGGTGGTGGTGGAATTACTACTGGAAAAGCCATCGCTATGGCTATTGTATTTGGATAATGGAGTAAAACATGGCTAATCCAAACATAGTAAACGTAGCAACAATAAATGGAAAAATTGCTGGTCAAGCAGTTGGCACTAGCATGGCGAGCATTGTGGATAATGCCACTTCATCTGGTAAAATATTTAAAATTAACAGTTTGATTGTTGCAAATATTGATGGAGTAAACAACGCATCTATTACCGCAAAAATTGTTATTGAGGGAAGTGATTTTCATATTGCTCATACTTTACTTGTTCCAGCCGATGCAAGTATTGTTTTAATCTCAAAAGAAAGTTCTGTGTACTTAACAGAAAACTGTCAAATACAATTACAAGCTAGTGCAACATCTGATTTACAAGCTGTGTGTTCTTACGAAGAGATCAGTTAATGTTTAAGAATGGTTCACTTATAGGCGTTCATAATGTAACTAGTTCAAGTGTAGCAAGTGGCATTTTTGATTTAAATTCTCACGCTGAACTTTCATCTGCCGCTATTTTTCCTAGTTTTGGTAGATTTGGTGCGCCAGACACAAATCATGTTCATACTGCTTCTATAAATACTGCAACTTTTGCGCCAACCATCCATTACATCGAAACACCGTCAAATGACGATGATAAAAATTATTCTGTCATGGACTTTAATTTTACAAGTGGTTCAAATGCTGTTCACACAGTTTATATCGGAAACAAAATCCAAGGTAACCCAAATAATTTTCATAACGATCTTTGCGTTGGTGCAGTACAAGTTATACAGGGTGGCACTATAATTATGGCCAAAGGTGCGGCTAACTCTACAGGAATACAAACAACAACCAACACTGGTATTACATCTACAGACCCGACATCTCAAACTTTTAGTAACGTGGCTACTAGTCAAACTGCTGGAAGGTGGAACATTGCGACCTTTACTGGTTCGAGCAGAACTGGGGCGGCAGACGGAATATCGTCCGATTTTCAAGATAGTACAACTATATTAGCAAACGCTGGTGAAGAAAATGTGTTACAAGTAGCCTCAACAAATTTTCTATACTGTGAAGCAACTGGTCAAACAATTGGTACAATTAAATGGATGAAGTTACCATCTGTAAATCTTGCTACAAGCACAGCTCACACACTGTCCATAGCGTATCATTTAGCGGTGCTGAGTGCTGGAGGTAATGATGACGAGGATGATGAAATTCTTATTTTTATAGAGAATTAAATGAGTTTATATTCTACAAATGCTTTTTCAGAAGTAAGTTTCGGTGATTTAGGCAGTCGTATCTTAGAAGGTTCGGCAAGTATGGTAGCTAGTTTTACACAAACTTCTACACAAACTTTGATAATACCAATACAAGCATCTTTACAAACAAGTTTCAGTCAGCAATCGACCATCACGCATATTATTGATATTTCAGCGAATATACAAAGTAGTTTTATACAATCTCAAATTTTAAGTGGAACTTTTTTAAGTTCATGCAATATGCAATCGAATTTTGCAACTGTTTGCAACGGTGAAATTTTGTATGAGTTAGCTGTTTCTCCGACAGAAAGTTTTACAACAGAAACAATTGATAGTAGTAATTGGGTTGAGCAAAGTGTACCAAGTAATTTATTTATAGTAAGCAGTGTAAAAAATGAAAATTGGAATATACAAAATTCAACTAGTAATGTGTGGCTCGAACAATGATAGAATTTACTGAATGGTTACCAGACCAACCGATACATTTAAATAGAGGAGTTATTACAGCTGAAAATGTTTTACCAGCCGCAATTGGGTATAGAAGTTTTCCAGAGTTTGTTTCCTTTTCAAGTGCAACATCTGACAGTAAAATTAAAGGTATATTTGCGGCAAAAGATAACTCAGGCAGTGTTAAACTATTCGTTGGAGATGCTGGTAAGTTGTATGAATTTAATGCAAGTACATCTTCTCTTGATAACAAAAGTAAAGCTGGTTCACCAGCTTATGATCTACTTGATGAGGAGCTATGGAGATTTGTACAATTTGGTGAATATGTTATTGCTAGTGGTGGTGTTGGTGAAGAATTACAACAATGGAGATTAGGCGTTGATACGTCATTTTCTAATTTAGGTGGCTCACCACCCAGAGCCGATTTTATAACTGTAGTAAGAGATTTCATTTGGACAGGTAATATTGATGAAGGCTCAGGTCGGATTCCATATCGGGTGAGATGGTCGGGGTTTAACGCTATTGATAGTTGGACGGCTGGGACTGATCAGTCAGATTTCCAAGATTTGCCTGATTCTGGTGCTGTTATGGGATTAGTAGGCGGTGAATACTGCACAATTCTAACAGAAAGAGCTATATTTAGAGCCACATACACAGGTCTTCCCTTGGTTTTTCAGTTTGACAAAGTGGAAAGTCAACGTGGATGTAGTATAAAAGGCTCAGTGTGTAATGTTGGCTCAAATGTATTTTTTTATTCCAATGACGGATTTTATTTGTTCAATGGTGAAAGCTCTGCGCCAATCGGGGCAGAAAAGGTAAATAAGTTTTTTGCAAAAGATTTTAATTTAGCATTTAAACAAAATGTAACGGCTTCTGTAGACCCATTAAACCAAATAGCGATATGGTCTTACCCATCCATTTCAAGTGGTGACGGTACGCCAGACACATTATTAATTTACAATTATGTGTTAAATCGGTGGTCATTGGTTAAAACCAGAGCAGATTACCTAGCACCATTTTTTAGTGCTGGTTATACAATGGATCAACTAGACAATTTATCGGCAACCCTTGATGGATTAACGACTGTTTTAGATTCTCCTTTTTATAAAGGTGGTGAGTTTTTCTTTGGGGGTGCGGTAAACAATCAGATATTTACTTTCACGGGTGAACCGAAATCAGCCACAATTGAAACGGGTGAAACTACATTAAATGTTGGTAAACACACGTTAGTCACTAAAATTTTTCCATACTATGATGGGGGTACTGTGAATTTACAGATAGGAACAAGAAATAATCAGACAGATGCGGCTACTTTTACAAGTTCTGTGTCGCCTAATAATGATGGTTTTGCGCCCTTCAGAAGTCAAGGAAGATACCATCGTGCTAAATTTATTATCTCAGGATCTTGGAGTAATGCTTTGGGGATTGATTTTGAGAGTACGGCTTTGGGTAATAGATGATGGCAAGATTATCGAATTTCAGAATATTGAACCCAGTTCTAGCAACAACTAGACAAATAGCTGAAATATTAAATAATACTGTAAACGGAAAATTAAATTGCATAGGAGAATTTACAATATCTTCTGGTACTACAACCACTACTGTTACAGACCCCAGAGCTTCAAAAGACAGCATGATATTTTTTACAGGACTTAACAATACAATAACAAATTCTAACCCTTTTATAAGCACAAGAAATAACGGTAGTTTTGTTGTAACACATTCAAGTCATGGGAGTAATGTAGTTGTTGGATATGCAATTATTGGATAACGATTGGGCTAGGTGCGAGAAATATATAGAGGCGGCTTTGAAATATGCACATGATAGTCATCAGCTGGCAGATGTTCGGAAATCCGTGGAGCAAGGAACAGCCCAGTTTTTTCCGTTTGAAAAATCTGCTATCATAACAGAAATAGTAGATTATCCAAACAAATCTGTTTGTCGAATTTGGTTAGCTGGTGGAGATTTAGAAGAACTTGTAGAGCAAGAAAAGAAAATTTGTGAGTGGGCTAGAAGTCATGGTTGTGATGGAATTGAAATTATTGGAAGGCATGGTTGGAAAAAAGTATTAAAGGATTATTTGCCAACTGCAACAGTTTTAGTAAAGGATTTGAAAGATGAGTAAAGGTGGTGGCGGTTCAACCCGAACTTTAACAAGCACTAGCGGTGCTACTGGTTTTGCTAAACCATTTCTACAATTTGGATTGCAAGAAGCAAGAAACCTATACGATAGTCCCTTGCCACAATTCTATCCAGAAAGTACAGTCGTTGGTTTCAGCCCTGAATCTGAAATGGCTTTAAATGCAACCCGACAATATGCATTGCAACCAAATCCTTTGGTGCAAGGCGTACAACAAGTGGTCGCGCAGAATTTGATGGGAACTAATCCCTTGCAATCTGCCGCTTTTGCACCAGCTCTTGAGCAAGTTGAAGGTGCTCTTGGAAAGGCTGGAAGATATGGTTCTCAATATGGAACACAGGCAATGGCTAAGGCACTAGCTCCATTAGCACTCGAAGCACAACAACAAGCTTTAGCAATGGCACCATCGGCTTATAATTTTGGTCTAGCCCCAGCACAGACACTGGCTGGTGTTGGTGCCGCAAGAGAGTCACAAGAACAAGCAGAACTGGCGGCAGATATTGAACGTTTTACTTTTGAGCAAAACAAACCATTACAGAAACTAGCCGACTATATGACGTTGGTACAAGGTGGCTCTGGTGCATTAGGGGCGCAACAAGCTACGCCATTTTATGCTAATCCTACGGCTGGGTTTTTAGGTGGTGCGCTAGGGGGTGGGCAGTTAGCCTCGCAGATGGGAGCTTCTAATCCCTTCTTATATGCCCTAGGCGGCGGATTATTAGGAGCGCAAGTGTGATGGGATTATTTGACGATTATTTTCAGACAGGAGCGAACCGAGGCAATACGAAAGTTCCTGTTTATGACCGAACTGGGCAGAGCGTAGTATCTATGACCCAAAGACCTGTCGGGTATATTATGAACCCTAACATTGCTAGCCCAATTCCCAGAACCAATATTCCAACCACACCTAAACCTATGTCTAATTTTAGAATATCTGGTTTACCTGTCTCTAATCCATTACAGGCGATGGCTGAATATAATGAAAAGATGCAACAGCAAACAAGACCATCTTCGATGTTAGCCAAGATACGCTCTGGCTTAGGAGCATCTCCTACTAGCCCTGTTGGTATGGCTATTAGCAGTGGCGCACAGAGCTTGTTAGAGCAGTCTGGATACTCTCCAGTACCCAGAACTACTGGAGAGATTGTTGGCAAGGCTTTAGGGGCGGCTAGAGAGGGTTATATGGATGGTTTAGCTTTAGAGCAAGCTGAGGCTGAAAAGACACTGGCTCGTAGATTAGCTGATAGAGATTATGCGTTAGAATTAGCCAAGCTTGATCAGCCATCTGCATTTGCTAAGAAAATGGCTGAATTAGGTATTGATTTAAATACATCAGAAGGTCAAGCGCAAGCGTTAGAAATATTGAAAAAACCTCAGACTTCAGTTTCTTTTGGGGACACTGGTAAAAGAGAAGAATTACTATTTGAAAACGCCCTTAAATTTAGAGATAAAGTAGTTGATGAAACGAAAATAGACCCGAAAGTAGAATCTAGGTTAAACCAAGTTATTGCTTTGTTAGAAAGTGGGTTGGACACAGGTTTAGTGCCAGAACTTACATTACCATTTAGAAGACTAGCTCTGGGCATGGGTTTTGTTGGTGATGAGGAATCTGAAAGAATAAGTGGGCAAGAGCTTTTAAAATCTGTAGCAGACCAGTTAGCTCCTATGATGAGAGTAGCTGGGTCTGGTTCATCTTCTGATAAAGATGTAGAATTGTTTCGCTCTGCTACCATATCTATGGATAAGACACCGTTTACGAACATGATTATAGCTAAAACTTTAAAGCAAACAAACAGACATAACAAAAAAAGATTAGCACTTCTGGATAAATATATAAAAGAAAATGGAAGTGCTTTAGGTTTTGGTGAATACGCAGATGAAAACTTAGACCCAGTGTTTTTTAGGGTTAATGGTGATGATGATTTGCAAGATTTATATGATACAGGAAAAGTAAAAGCTGGGGATGTTTATTACGATAATGAATATCAAAAGTTCATGTTTGTTGAGGTTGAGTAAAAATGGCAAAAATCGTAAGAAACCCAAGTCAAGGTGAACAACCAAAGAAAAGAACGACAGCCGATATATGGAAATCTATTGGTTCTGCTCTTTTGCAAGGGCTTACGTTTGGAACTTCTGATGAATTAGTGTCCTTTGCTCGTTCTCTTGGCTCTGATAAGTCTTATACTGAGCTAGTAACAGAGGCTAGGGAGAGGCTAGATGAATTTAGAAAGACTGACCCTGTAAAAGCATACTCAGCCGAAATAATAGGTTCTTTGCCTACAGCACTAGCTGGTGGGGCGATTATTGGTGGTTTTTTAAGGGGAGCGCAACCAATACAAAAAGCTATGACGGCTGGTGGTGTGGAGGGTGCTCTTTACGGTGCTGGTGCATCTGATACTCCAACTATAGGCGAGAGAGCTACTTCTGCGGCTATTTCAGCACCTTTAGGTGCAGCTGGTGGTGCTATTGGTCAAAAAATTACTCCTGTTTTGCAAGAAGGTGCTAAATCAATGTTGAAAAGGGGATTTCCTCTTACAATGGGACAAGCATATGGTGAGCCTTTATCTTCGATAGAACAAAAAATATCAAGTCCGTTAATGCAACCTGTTATTCAAGCGGCTAGAGCTAAACCACAGCAAAAGTTTGTTACCGAAACTATAAATAATGCTATAGCACCGATTAAAGTAAAATTGCCATTTGGTGTCACTGGCGAAGAAGCTGTTGATAAGGCTATGGACGCTATTGCAGACGCATACGAAGAAATTTTACCCAAAGCAAAATTAAATGTTCAACCAGTGAATACAAAAATTGATTCAATTATTGGTAAAGCAATTCTATCTGTTGATGAAGGGGGCGTTTCTCTTACGCCAGAAGATGTAAAAGATTTTAGAAAAATCATTAATGAAGTTTACGGAAGATTTGCTAGGGGTGTTGATTTTGAAACAGGAGCTATAAGCGGTGAAAGGTTCAAAGAATCTGAAGCTCTTATGTCCAAAGCAATCAGAAATTTAAAAAATCAAGGTAAACTTACAGAGACTAGGTTGTTACGAGAGGTGCAATCTTCTCTGAGAGATGAGTTTGCTAAACAAAATCCTGATTTACCTGACCTACAAGCTGTTAACAAAGCATACAGAAATATGATGCCAATTGTAAAAATATCAGATGCCGCAGTGAGCAGACAGGGTGTGTTTACTCCTAGTCGATTGGTCAAAGAAGAGCAAAAAGGACGGGGAAGAAGAGCTGAAGAAGTAGTCAGAGCTAGGGAAGCTAGAGATATTCTAGGTTCAACCGTAGGAGATTCTGGAACGGCTGGAAGGCTTATGACAAGCCCAATGAAAACATTAGCATCTTTGCCTAGTTACCCACTTTTGTCTAGTATGTATGAATTTCCTTCTTTTGGTAGAAATGTAGCAAAATTACCAGCATTAGCAACAAAGGCTACAACACCATTTTTGGCGGCAAACGCACCTAGTTTATTGCCTAATTCGCTTTTATCAGATGCACAAGCTGCACCTATGGACAGAGAAGAAATGATGATGAACTTATTAGGAGAGCAAACCCCCATGATAACAATAAGACCCCAAGGTTCACAGTACCTATTAACAGATTGAGGATTAGCAAATGCCAAAAACAGCGATTAACCAATATTCGGCAACAGCTTCAAATAATACTGACATAGATAATATAGACACAGGTGAGGGTACAATGGTTCCTTCAGATGTGAACAATGCGATTAGAGAACTAATGGCTCACTTAGCAGATATGAATCTGGGTAATGAAATTATTGATGATACCTTCACGCTTGCAGACCCAACAGATAATGCTAAAAGATTTAGATTTGATGGTGAGAGTATTACAACCAGTAACACAAGAGTTATGACAATTCCTGACAATAATATCA